TACGGTCATTCCTGCGAATTGGAATCCGAAATTGGTTGCATTGGCGCTGCCTTGCGCCATCAAACGCTCTGCAATCATCTTTGCTCTGTCATCCACCAAACCGATAAGGTCGCCACGGTAAAGGTTGAACTCNGTGGTTGCTTTTGCGTTCTGGAAGAAATAATCCTTTTCAGTCAATGGAACTTGGTAATCATAGGTGGTTGTACCGTCAAAAGTCCCGTTTCCACCCCCGGCATTAACCTGTGATTTTGAAGCTACCAATTGAGCTACAAAAAAGGCATCCAGGCGCTCTAAAATGTTCAATACTGCGGAACGTTTACTGGCAGCGTACATTTCCTGCCATTTCAATACGTTGTTTCCGGCCTGCTTCAACGAAATACTGAATGTTTCCGCAAAAGTCGACCATGAAATATCGGCCACCTGACTGTCACCTCTGTTTCCGGTGTGGTTATAGGTACGACTTGTGCCTGATGTTGACGCCGGTTTCCGAATCGGCATTAATGCTTTTACCGCTCTATCCTCCCGGGTGCGTAAATCGGCCAGGAATGGATTGGCGGCATTTGCCTTTGAAGCTACGCTCAGGGCTGCAATGTCAGGAGCGCGAAATTCTGCTTCCTGCATCTTCGCTGTAAATACAGCCTGCCCGGCAACTAAATTTGATGCTGTGAAATTTGCCATCTCTTATGAATTTAAGTTAGAAAAAATACTTGTTTAGGGTGCGAAACGTTCGCAATCTGAAAGGGGCACGGCCTGCCTTTTCGGATGTAAACACGGTTTACACAGCAAATATAACAAATAATTATCTGGAATGTCAAATTTTTTCGTAAAAAAAACCCGGAATGAATCGCTTCACCCCGGGAAAACCTAAAACAACATGAAAAAATTAATTACCAAAACCCCCTACCCCTAAGGGGTTTCCGTACTAAATGTATTCTTCTGGAACTTCGTCAAACTCGAAATCATCTGCCTTTCGTTTCGACAAAATTTCATTAAACTTATCGGAGTTAATAACCACGTTATTCTCCTTCGCCCATTTGGCAGCCTCTGATAATTTACTGAACTTGTCCGGGAGCTTTCCCCCGCTGCCTCCATCTGGCAGGTTTGGTTTTGCCAAATATCCGGTCGCGAAATCCTGTACCGCTAATTCCAGCTTAACCGGGTTTTCCAGCTTATCTTTCAATACGGTACCGTCCTTGGAAATAATTGTATTTCCTTCCTCGTCTTTCGTGATGTCATATTTCATCATAAAAAGGTCGGTAACGTCTGCTTTCGGAATTAACGTCTTATCCGGGATGCTGTTCTGTACCTGCTGCTTTAACTCGTAACGGAAAAGCTTCTGTTTGAAATTGTTCTCAACCTCTTTCAGCTTTTTCTCACTCTCGGTAACCAGCCCTTGTAGTTTTTCTTTGTCTGCCTTTAACGCCTTTACCTGTTCATCGGCTGGTAACTTGGCTTCATTGACCATCTTAGAGGCATAGGTTTCGGCTACTTTTTTCAGGTCTTTGCTCTCCACCTCTATCCCTAAGTTTTTCGCCAATTCCTTTGCCGCTATCTCTCTCTCAGCTTTGCGACCTGCCTTGTATTTTGTTTCTGCTGCTGCCTTAGCCTCAGCCTCCGTAAAAAGAGTTGGAATCTCTATCTCATGCTCCTTCTCATCTTCATACAGTTTCTTAAACTCGTCCGGTGTTTTCCCGATTAATGCAGCAATCCGGGTCAAATCTTCATTCTTAAACATACTATTTCACCTCCTTTCCTGTATCTTCTACCGTGTTTTTCTTTTCGTTCGGGTCTTTTATCTCCCGGGGGTCGGCATACTCAATAAGGGTGTTGTGTTTCTGCCGGTTCAATTCAGTGGCCTGCTCGGCTGTAATAATTACAGTGCGCAATTTTTTGCCTTTTTTGAGGGTCATTTTTCCCTTTGCGTCAAAGCCTTTTTCCAATTGGTAGGCTGTGTACTTCTTAATCTGTAACATTTTGCGTAAATTTAATTAATAAATTGTTTAACTGCTCTATTGGCGTTACCACTACCTGCGCAACGCTCAATGTTTTTTGCCATTCCGGGAAATATTTCTTTTTGTCCTTTTCCCCGGGGGCTATCTCTAAGGCCATAACCTCCTCGATACTCTTGTGGACGTATGGCTCAATTTTCGCCAATTTCAAATAATATTCCAGCATCTGGGGGTCTGTCTGGTATTCCGAATAATAGAATTGCTCTAATAACATATCCAAAACTTTCACCGGGGCGTTCTTTTCCTTTGCCTCTTGGTAACGTTTTAAGATACTGTCAGGGCTCTCAATAATAAATCTGCGGCCATAGGTTACCGAACTTGGTTTGTTTGCTTCCTGATAGTAATAAGCCCCAAATAACGTGATTAACATCGACTCGACCGTTTCTGCAATTGACGCATACCAATCCAATTTTTTGTTTACCGGCTGGACGTCAATAAATCGTCCGGTGGCTGTTTCGTTTTTGCCCTTTTCCGTGGTCGTTCCCCAATGCGATTTGAACATCTCATCAAATACCCATCCTAACTCAATCCTTTGCGCCTCCATTGTCGCCAAATCTGGTTGTACATATCCCGCCGGGGGTGTAATAACCTGACTATCTTCATCGGGGTTTTTCAGCACCAAAACATCCGAAACGTCTTTATGTGATACGAATCCCGTCCCGTTGCATACAGAACAAACTTTATTATCCTTCCCAATCCTCAACCCGTGGCAAGCCGGGCATATTGTTTCAATCTGCCAAAATATCGGGTACAGGTGCAGGAATTGGTATATTTCCTTTACGCTATTTTTAACCAAAAACGACCTCAACAGGTCTATCTGTTTCTGGATAGGGCTTACCCTCCTTTGCCTCTCGGTGTCGTATATAGGGCTGTTAATCACCGCAGGCACCATCCCCAATTCGTTTGGCTGCTCGTCAATAACCTCATATCCGCCTTCAATTGCTGTTACTTCTTGGAAAACATACTTATCGATATAAAGGCTAACATCTTTGCCCCCGGGGGTTTGCCGGTGTGGTTTAAACAATATCCAATCAATCCTATCCCCGGTTGCCTTGTACGCCTCTATCTCCCTCGACGCTTTGTGTTTTAAAATCGGCTCACCGTTCTCAACTGTCAGTAATATTATCCCGTTTGGGTCTGTAACAAACTGAACCCACCAAACGTTTTTCATAAATTGTCTTATCGACATCCCGGGTATAACGCTTTTCAAATAACCCTTAAATTCATCCTGCTTTGCCTCCGGGACTCCGTAATAGATTACGCCTCCTTTCGCCTCCCAAATATTATCAGCAGGTCGTAACAGCTCATCGGTAACATATTCGTTCGTTATTCTTAGCTTCTTACGTAGCTTATGCTGCTCATCATTCTCGTAATTGTTAATCTTCTCTAATACGGAATCTGTATTTATCCCGAAATACATTGTTTTCAGTATCGCACTTTCGGTTTGTGCCTTCGTTAGTCCATATTGGAATACTTCGTCTTGTGTAACCATTTCGGATGTCTTTTTGACAAAAATAAGTAATTAATTTAAACTTGTCAATTTTTTTAATTCTTTTTTTAAAATCCTGAAAAAATGCCTTTTTTGTAATCCTTTGTCCTGCTTTCATTTAGTCAGGGTGCGCCACGGGGCGAAGACAACTTTTATCGATGCAAATATTTCCGGCATGCATAGGCTAATAAATCGATAGACTCATCGTGGTCTGCTGTCGGAAATCCTGCCAATTCATCCAAAAAAGCCTCATTCCAATTCCCCTCTACCAATGCTATGCGCCCGCTCTCGGCAAAAGGGGCTATGTAGTTTGCCCGTTCCGTCTTGCTAACTTGTACTAATTTGTTCTTTATTTCTGCAATGTTTATCAGGGTGTTGGCTCTAATCATTTGTTTAACGCTTTTGCCTGACGCTTTTGGCTCTACGTAAACCATCGAGGCCGGGCTGCATTGGTTCTGCTCCATCACGACCGGGATTCTCTTTAACAACGCCGGCATTTCCAAATATTCACTGCCAAACCACCGAACTACTATCCTCCTACCCTCTATGTCGTAACCTGCAACCAAAAAACCGGTTGGGTCGTTCTTTGTCTTTTCTGTGTACGCCGTATCTAAAAACATATCCCACATAATACCCTCAGGGGGGGCTGGTATCGTGTAAAACCACTTTTTCTTAACTATGTTGCCTCCGGGGGTCGTTGGCGACTGCTGCATTTGTCCCGAATATCCTAACCCTCCTAAAACTTTCCGGGATTCGTCTAACACTTTCCGGGGTAATCTTTTCTCATCCAATAACCCGTTTTTATAGTGCTTTCGCCATTCTTTGGGGCGTACATTGTCGCTCAATTCTGCTGGNAAACAAANATGGTATATGCNTTCCCNGTTNTTNTTNAACTCGTACCCGGTCTGGTCGTTCTGGTGNAACCGCTGCATTATCGTTACTGTCAACGTTACCTTTTTGTCCCGTTTCCGCATCGACAAAGTTTTGTTATTAAACCGCAACGCCCTCGTTCTGTACGCTTCACTCTCTGCCTGCTCCGGGTTGATAGGGTCATCCCTTAGAATCAAATCACCATGCTTTCCCGTAATTGTCCCCCCTGTGGATGTGGCTATTCGTAACCCACCGTAATTATTCTCCCATAGGGTTTCGCTATCCTTCGTTAATCTTAATTCTTTGCCGAACTTCTTAACGAAATAATCCCCAAACAGAAATTGGAAATTGTCTGATTTTATTACGTCCTTGGATTTGCGGCTCAACTCTACGCTAAGGCCATATGAATAACTACTCGAAATTATACTCAATGAGGGGTTCTTTAGCCATAACCAAACCGGCCATAGCACCGTTACCATTGTTGATTTGCTCTCTCCCGGGGGCAGGTTTATTACTATGTCTTTATCCTTGGGTTCTTTGCGTGCCAATCGCTCTCCGTTCGTTTGCAGCACGCCGCATATTGCCGGGATGTGCCAATTGCCTTGGTATGCGTCCGGGCTTACCACGTCCCAAAAGGTGCGAAAGAATGTATAGTAATTGTCAATGCACTTTTTTTGAAGCTCTACCCTTTTCTTTTCAAGCACCAATTCCTGCAACCTCCGGTATTCAATCCTTTTCTGAAGTGTCTTGTTCTTCATTTAAAGCTGCTTTCAGTTCTTCAATCTTTGCGTCCAACGCCTCCTCGGTCATGTCCGTGAACTTGCTGTTTAAACTTCCTTCCAGCTTTACTTTTTGCGTTTCCTCGTAACCCCTGCTCCGGCCTTTCGTTTTTAAATAAAATATGTTTGCTGCTACGTCTGGTTTCATTATCCAGCCGTCAAACGTGCCATCTGGTTTCCTTCGTGGAATCCCTTTTCGTAACGTTCGCAAACTATCTTCGGCATCGTCAATATCGGCCTCTTCCAGCGCTTCTATTGCCTCCTTAAATCCCGGGTCATTCGCCATCCAGTCGTAATAAGTTTGCCGGGTTATCCCTACTTCTTGGCACGTCCTGGATATGTGGTAATTCTTTCGTGGAAATATCTTAATGAAGCTGGCTTTTCTTTTGTCTGCTGGTATACTCATTTTCTTTTCCCTTTCGTTTGTCAAATTTTGTACATCAAAAATAAAACTTTTCCGGTCATTTGTCAAGCAGTTAATTTTGTCGAAAATCCATTCTCAGGGCTTTTGTTTCTTATCCGGTACTTTGCCTTTATCGGTTTGTTTGCTTGCCAAATTTCGCCCAAAAATACCTTCTTTGGGGTCTGCTCCCTCTCTTAATTTCTTAACAATATCCCTGTCGAATATTGGTGTAAAATTATTGTATCCGGAGTTTTTCATAACAACCGATTTTACCACTTTGTAATCGTTCGATGTTGGTTTGTTAACTTTCGATAAAAGTCCAACCCGGGCACCTGCTCCTTTGTCGCATCTTATACACGGGGTGAATATTCTTTCCTTATTCTGTAATAATCTCCGGGCGGACATGAATGCATCATTAGTCCATATTTCTTTCAGCGTATTTTCGTTAACGTTTCCGCAAATGTATTCACTTCCGAAGTCCATGCAACAAATGTTAACATCCCCCCTTGCTGTTACGCTTATCTCTCTCCATACATTTGTACAGGTTGCCTGCTTCGCTATCAATTTCGGGTCAATCAAATTGTTTCCTGCATGGTTGACTATCTCCCTACGCTTATCCTCCCCTCTATGCGCCGAAATATCATCCATTACAATAACCGTCCGTTGTACTTTGTTTCCGTAATTGTTATACGGGCTAATCCGGGTTTTATAATAATCTAAGATATCAAAGCTGTTGATTTTCTCTAACTCCTTTAATATCTCTTTTCGTTCTGGCCGGTATGTGTCCATCGTGATAAAATTAGCCCCGGCCTGAAACACCTTTTCAGCCTCTCTCTCGATATTTCCTATCCACGTGAGGCAATTTGTCGTAAGCATTATTTGAGCGTGAGGGAGGTACTTTCTGAGCGTTTTAATGTACTTCAAGTAATCCGGGTGCAACGTTGGTTCGCCGTGCATAGCTAATTCAATCCGGGTTTTAGGAATCCATGCGACCAAACTCTTAATAATAGCAATTAGCGTTTTATCTTCCATGAAAACGTAATTTTCTCCGGCCTTTTTCCTTATCGCCCGGGTGCCACAGAAGCTACACCGTTTATTGCAACCCTCTACGAATTCGATTTGAATGTTAAACGGTTTTTTTATCCTTTCCATAATTCGTGTAACCTTTGTCGTAACTCTGTTCTGTAATCCTTTGCCCACAACTTAAATTGCCGAGCTGCGATATCCTCGGCATGTTTAAGCAAATGAATAACATCCTTATCATCACGGACAATAAACTCATCCACGCTCTCCATCCCGGCTTTTGTTAATGTATGCGCCGCCTCCGGGTCAATCCCCATTGCCACGTTGTTACTCAAACACTCATAGAATCTGTTTGCCGGGCTCATGTAAACGCTGTGACTTGCTTCGTCCTCCATGTAGATTGTAGCCGAAAATAACCCTAACAATGCCGGGTCTAACATTGGTGGGAAATATCTTGCTTTTTTTCTCAATAATTTATTGAACTCCTTTACCCCTTTGCCGCTCGACGAAATACAAACTTTATACGGTTTATCCTTTAAGTATTTAACGAAATCCCCTACCCGGCCTTTTCTGTATGCTCCGTAATAAAACAACTCCCCGGGGTACTTCTTTTCTATTTTGTTTGGATTTGGGTTGAACGTTAAAACATTCCAATTAATGTATTTAGCGCCTTTTTGTTCGACTGTACTCCATATTTCATCCGGTTTCCTTTTAAACGGGTTCTTTATGTCGTAATCATTCTGCACCCAAATTATCCGTTCTGCCTTTTCGATTAATTCCTTCGCTGTTTCCCTCCAGGTGCAAAAAGCAAAGGGGCTGTTTACCACTATTAGTGTTTCGTATTTATCGGCTTTGTTCGCATTGTCGATAATTTCCAGCCCCAATTCCGATGCTATGAATCGGGTAATCCTTGCGCTTGCTAATATCGTCTTATTTGTTACCCCGGTAAAATGTACTACTGCATCCATGCCTCAAATTTTAGTTTTTGTCCTTCCTTCAACCCGTGCTTATCTAAGAACTTGTAATAATCATCCGGGTGATTGAATTTAATCAATATGTAATTGCTATCATCCCTCTTGCATACCTTCTTGGTAACCTCCGGGGGGTTATCTTCGAGGAATGGCAATTCTGATTTTTCAAACCCGTAATCAATCAATTCATCGCCGCTAAAATAAACCTCCAACATCTGGTAATCGAACTCTCCGGTGTTTTTGTTCGACCGAATCATGTACTCCTTAACCTCCTCAGCCGTTAATTGTCTTTCCGGCACCCTTACCTCTATCTCTGTTTCCGGGTTCTTTTCCTTCAATAGTGAAATACGCTGATGGCCGGCAATGATTGTATTGTCCGTGTTTATGGCCGGAATTTCAGCCAAACTAAAACGTTCTAAGCTGGTCTGCAAATCCTTCTTTTGCTTTTTTGACAATTTCCGGGGGTTCAATTCATGCTCCCGCAGGTCTTTTACCCTTCGTTTCTCAGTGTGCCATTTCATGTCTTTGCCTTTTCTTTGTTATACTTGTAAATAATATTATTATCCTCGTCCAATCCTATCGGCACCAACACGCCGTCGAAATATCTGTATGGGCTGTTCTTTGCTTTCGGGTCGTTCCACATTTGTCGAATGTAATCGGCCATTGTCATATTTAACCTTTTTAACCTCTTTTCGGTCGTTCCGGTGTTGAATCCCGAAGCATTCCCCCACTTGTAGTGACCGTGGTATTTCTCTACATCGTCCTTAATATCACTCCATCGTACCTCCCCATGTTTCTTTGCGAATATTAACGCCTCCGTAAATTGTCCCCTGCTGTAATTCCATGTTTCCGGTAATCCGCAGCAGCAACCCCCTTCGCTCTTTTCTTTATGATGTTCGTCTGATACATAGAATCTCATTCCTGCCTTCTTTGCCGCCGCCTCCATCTCTTCGATATACTTCCTTTTTATCTCATAATTCAGCCTTAAATATCCGCTTCCTTTGGAATGCTTCCGGTAGAAATTGTAAATATCAAACCCTGCAATCTCACCCATCTTTTTGTACCTCTTTTTCAGGTCTTCATCGGCTCGCATCTCCAAACAAAAAAACTCGGTGCTTAAAGCTGTTACCCCTTCTTTTCCTGCCATCTCTATTAACTTCAAATGGTCATTGTGGTAATCCGAATAACCAATAATAAAAGGCCTTAATCGTAACGTTGCCCCTCCTTTGTTCAATTTGGCATACTTTCCCAATGCCTTTATTCTCTCCTCCGGGCTTACAACCCCCTTTTCCATCTGCCTTGCATGTTCGGCATTTAGGTTAATAATCGAAATCTTTAAATTCCAATTGTCCTGACCTCTGAACAGTTCTAAATAACGCTCATCGTCCAGCCACCATGTAGCTTTGGTGCTAAATGTTAATGGGTAATTGTGCTTCTTAAAGATTTTTAACAATTCTAAGGTAATCCCGTACCGCTTCTCAAACATATCGAATTGGTCGCTTAAACCTCCCCATTGGATTACCTTTTTATCCCGAATATAAGGAAAGAATTGATGATAATAAGCTGGCAGGGTTGGGTCTAATTCCATCATCCTG